CACAAACAACGCCTTATTGATGACAGGCTGAACATTGGTGATAAAGACAAGCTGGTAAAAGCACTTAGCACTAGTGATGGGACTAGGGCTAGATACATTTGGAAGCAGATGCAGAAAAACCAAGAACCAGACTCTGTTCTTAAAATATTCATGAAGAAGGGCATTGCTACGCCAGAGGTTGTGCGCGACATCAGAATTTTACAAAAGAAATGAAGACCAAAAGCAAAAAGCAAGTAGGCTATCTGCTCAGTAAGGGTTCTCCGCTTTCGTCGACGCAACAGAATAAGCTCAAAAAAGAGTTGCACTCTGGGGCCGTTAAGGTTAAAAACGGCAAGAAGACCAAATGAGCGACGAAGACCTATCAGCGATTGATAGTAAAGAGGCGATGAAAGAGTTCTTCCTTGAGGTCAAGGAAAGGGCTAAGCAATTCCCTCGTAACACTATCGAGAATTACAACCCGAATGTGGCGGCACAGATTCTCTGGATGCTGGCTCAGGGTGGGCGTATCAATGCTATTGCCAAGAAGTGCAGGGTGACGCATGAGACTGTTCGTGCGCTGGAGTGGAGGCATAACGACACGCTGGAGTCAAAGCGTAAGGAGTTCTCTAAACGCTACGCCATTGCTGCGGCTGAGTACACAGACCTGTTGTTCGAGAAGGCCGAACAACTGAGCCGTGACCCAGACCAGCTTAAGGCGATCTCTCCAGACCGATTGGCGTTGACTATTGGCATTATGACCGATAAGGCTGGACAGCTCTCTGGCATGGCGAGTACTATTGTTGAGCATCGCAAGGGGCCGTCTATTGACGATGCAGCCAAGATGATTGCAGAGGCAAAGTCAAGGATTGCCAATAAAGTCAAAACGCAAGCGGTAGAAGCCGAAATCGTAGAATGATAGCAGAACCGGAATCAAGACACGCTGACCACCTCAAGGATGGTGGCAGCCTTGTTCGTCACTACATGGTCGAGCATGACGGCATTCAGCACAAGTGCCATACGCTTTGCTACGCCTCGTATCTAGCGGAGAAATTCAACGCTAAGATTTGGAATGTGGTACTAGAGAAGTTCGTCAAGCCCTTCATTGGCGTATGCAAACATTGCAAGAAGCGTCGAGAGCTTCACTTTGTTGATGGGAATAGAGGATCATTTCCAGCGGAGGAGGATGCGTTTTGTTGCGAGGAGTGTGATAGCGTGTATCACATCAAAGACATCCTAATGGAGACTGGTGCATATAAAACGAACTAATGCAGTGGCGCAAACATCCAATCCTTCAGCCTCCCAGCGATGACGAGGTAGCCTTGATGGAGCCAGATGATCTCATTGAGCTTCATCGAATCTACCATGAGGCCATCGAGAACGCTGAGAAAGACCCATTCCGATACGGGTTTAGGCTTCCGCATTGGGAAAAAGCTGAAGAGCAACTAGCGCAAGTCTCTGAAGTTCTGGCACTTGGGGGAAATCGCAGCGGCAAAACTGCGTGGGGTTCTTACTGCGTAGTCAAAGCCGCCATCGAAAACCCAAAGTCAGAAATCTTCTGCTTCGCCCAGACATCGGAGGTCAGCATCCGCCAGCAACAAAGCGCTGTGTGGAACTGGTTGCCGCATGAGATGAAAACAAAGCAAACCTCGGCTAATGCCTACATCTCGTACACGAAGAAGAACGGGTTCACGGATAACTCGTTGATCCTACCCAATGCTTCACAGATCATCTTTAAGACCTATTCTCAGTATCAGAATAATCCAACTATCTTGGAAGGCGCGGAGCTTGGTAGCCGTGACCCCCAGTGGCACAACATCGGTGTATGGCTCGACGAGTACCTTCTTGGTAACGAGCTTATTGACACCTTGCGCTTCCGTCTCGCTACCCGCAACTCCAAGATGCTGGTCACATTCACCCCGATTGATGGGTGGACGGAAGTGATTAAGGAATACTTAGATGGGGCCACAAGCGTCCAGAGCGTCGAGGCTGAGCTGCTCAACGGCGAGCTTGTACCCTATGTCCAGAGGAGTAAGAAGCGCAACGCCAGCGTCCACTACTTCCATAGCAAGGATAACCCTTTCGGTGGCTACGAGCGAATCAAGGAGACCCTAGTTGGAAGGCCTCGGGAGGAGATCCTAATTCGTGCGTACGGGGTTCCAGTTAAGTCCCACGCCACCAAGTTTCCCAAATTCAATAAAGAAGTCAATGTTGTCCAGCCATCAGAGATCCCAACTACGAATGTTACTCGCTATCAGATTATTGACCCGGCGGGTTCAAAGAATTGGTTCATGTGCTGGATTGCTGTGGATGCGTCTGGCACATTTTGGGTATATCGTGAGTGGCCGGGTGTTGATGTAGGTGACTGGGCTGAGTGGAAGGGTGGCAAGTGGATGCCAGGACAAGGGGCTAAGGGCCAAGGGTTTGGTATCCGTGACTACATGGACTTGATTGCCGAGCTTGAGGGTGACGAGAAGATCTTTGAGAGGCTGATCGACCCTCGGCTTGGAGCGGCAAAGTACCAGTCAGCGGATGGGGCATCGAGCATTATCGAGGATTTGAATGATGCCGGCATGGTTTGCATTCCAGCTCCAGGTCTGGACATTGACGATGGACTACAGGCACTTATTGGCAAGATGTCGTGGGACACCACTAGACCCGCAGATTCGGTCAACCGACCGCATTTCTATGTCTCTTCCGAGTGTGAGAACATCATCCAAGCGTTGTCGGAATACACGGGTGACGGCGGCTTGAAGGAAGCATGGAAAGATCCAGTCGATGTTCTACGTTACGCCGCCATTGCTGGCATAGATCATGTTGACGAAACCCGAAATCTTGCTACAAGACAAGGAGCTGGAGGCTACTAACAAGCTATGAAGACTCAAAACAAACCGATAGTTGCCGAGGAACTTATCATTGACTGCCTAAAGGAAGCGTATCTCAAGAGGGCAAAAATGGAAGAATATGGGAAAACCCCTAGACTTACGGAGGAGATTGAAACCCTTGAACATGCGATTCGATACATGAAATCTAAACTAAACCATGAAAACAGCACCAACTAAGAAAGCAGTAAAGCGCGGTCGCCCACCTAAAGCTAAACCAGAAACCCTTGATTCCCCCGTGGAATCTCAAGACAATACCACCTATGAGGGTGACTATCTAGTAATCCGCAAATGCCCAAACCCTAGCTGGGTAATGGTTCGCATGGACGGTGAGGCAGTCCCAGTTAAGGCTCCACCTCGGGTTTCTCACAAACTAGTTGGCAAACCAATAAAAGTTGTTATGATACGCCCCGAAGTAGGCGAGCAGTTCTACGAATATTTGCCATCATGAGCGCACCAACAGAAGAGCAGGAAGAGTCGATGATCTACGCCGAGGACGGCCCAAATGTCATGGCGTTGGCTGATGCCTACGACAAGTGCCTTATTGACTTGGATGAGTATTTCGAGGCTTGCTTGCGCTCGTATGATGACCGCCGGAACCTTTGGGAAGGTAAGTCTGACGACCTCCGTAAACAGGGCGCAAATGCCTTCCCTTGGCAGGGAGCGAGTGATATTGAGGTCAATGTCGTCGGAGAGCGTATCGACGCATTCGTGGCCATCCTAGACCAAGCATTGCAGCGTTCCCACATCAAGGCGTTCCCGACTTCTATGGCATCTATGCCACGCGCCTCAATGGTGTCTGGATTCCTCAAGTGGATGCGCTCCACATACATCCCAAACTTCCGTCAACAGATGGAATTGGGTGCTAATTATCTGCTAGAGAAGGGGTTGATGGTGTCATATGTCGGATGGAAGCGTGAAAAAAGGACATATTTGCAACAGGTATCCATCGAGGAAATCGCACAAGTCTCCCCCGATCTAGCGGAACTTATTGTTAGTGGTGCTGATGACGAGATGGTGTTTGGCATGTTGCAGACAGCCTTCCCCGACCTATCGTCAAAGCGTGCAAAAAAAGCCATTATGGATCTTCGTAAGAAGGGTCTGGCTGAAGTCTCAATTCCTCGTACATCGGTAGATTGCCCAGTAGTTTACTCATGCGCCCCCGATGGCGAGGTTCTTTTCCCATCGTATGTGACTGATCCTCAACGCGCTCCGTATGTGTTCTGGCGTACATTCCTAACATCTCAGGAGCTTGAGAAAAAAGTAACCTCCGAAGGCTGGGATGCCGATTGGGTCGAGAACGCCATCGAGCGTCTCCGTGGTAAAGATTCCATGTATCTCGACGGCGAGAAGCTCAAGACAATCGACCGTCTTCCTATCACGGACGACAACGACCTTGTGATGGTAGTGTATGGCTACCAACGATTGATTGACGAGGAGGATGGATCTGAAGGCATCTACTGCACGGTCTTCCACCCAACCACCGAAGGCTTCGCCAAACACGAACTCCTTAACGGTTATGACGATTACCCCTTTGTGGTTACGCGCCTATCAAACGACCAGAAGCGCATGTACGAAACCCAGACCTTCTCGGACATTCTCCGTGGAGCGCAAATGCAAATCAAGACCGAGCGCGATTCTCGTATTGATCGTGCTTCTCTGGCTACTCTCCCTCCATTGTTGCACCCGGCTGGTCGTCCTCCCTCTGATTGGGGGCCAGGGGTAAGGGTTCCGTATCGTCGTTTGGGGGAGATCCAATGGGGGCCACCTCCTCCAGCCGACAATGGTTCTGTTGAGGTTGAGGTATCTATGACCGCACAGGCAGATCGTGCTGTTGGTCTTGATATGTCTAACCCAATCTCTGCCTCCCGCCAGCAATTCGTGGTGTCTAAGTTCTTGGATCATGTCCGCGATGTGTTGAATATGGCGTGGAAGTTGTATCAGCGCATGGGGCCAGACGAGGTGTTCTTCCAAGTCACTGGCAATCCAAACCCGCAAGTAATGACCAAGGGTTCGGCTGATGAGAACTTTAGCATCGTGGTGAACTTTGACTCACAGAGCAACGACCCAGAGACTGCCGAGACACAGCTCAAGAACATGGTGTCATTGGTGCAACTCGACCGCAACGGCATCATGGATGTGAATAAGTTGCTTGAGTTTACGGCATCTAGCATCAACCCGATCTTTGCCGACTATGTCCTGCAACCCGCTGAGGAGGCGCAGCAGAAGGTTGCTAAGAATGTCACAGATGACCTTGCTAAGATCTTCGCCGGCATCGAGGTTCCTGCCCAGCCTAATGGCGCACAGATGGCAATGCAGATGATCCAAGCGTATGTCCAGCAACCAGATGTGGCAGCTCGCGCACAGCAAGACGAAGCGTTTGCGGCACGACTCCAGAAATACAGCGAACAATATTCCTTTCAATTACAGCAAATGCAGAACGCTGAGATCGGTCGTATCGGCACAGCAAATGCCCAAATGGGAGGCATTAACATGCAAAATATAAACCAGTCATGAAAATTAAGATTGGAACAATAGATTGCAATACGGGTCTTGTTTTTGCTGGTTATGGCAAAACATACAA